GAGCAGCTCAAGCCTCAGACAAAACAAAATTAGAAACGCTTGCCAATGCTCGACAGTTTTAGTTTACAATAAACCTATGTTTTGCATGGTAAAGGGTAACTATTGCTTAAAAAAAAAGGGGAAAACATGATTTTAAAAAACGGAGAAGAGTACGAAGTGCAAGATGTTGATGTGCTTCAATGGCAAAAAACCTACAAAAAAATAGATGTCCACCTTGAGCTGGACAAGATGGAAAGCTGGCTTGATGCTAATGAGAAAAACAGAAAGACTAAAAAAGGCATTAAGCGTTTTATCAATTCTTGGCTAAACCGCGCTAATGAAAAAGGCGGGAGTCCTATCGAGGTGCAAAGAAACAAGACCACAACACGCGACACCTCCCTGGACGCAGACCTTTACGACATATCATGGCTACCAAAAGATGAACAAGAAGGAATGAAGCCTTACTTCCTGGAGAAGCATGGCAGATATTTTATTGACGGAAAGGAGTACACAAGCTAATGGGACAGGGATGGAAAGTAAACAGTGACGAGACATTGCTAGCCTTATTTAAACATGCACAAGACGTAGTAAAAGAAGGCGGTACATTAATATTTGATTTAGTAGAAACAGACAAAAGAACAGGTCAGCAAAATAAAGGGCTTCATTTGTATTTTAGCCTTTTAGCTCAAGACCTAAACAAAGCTGGATACGACCAACTCAGCTTTCCCTGGAAAGAAGGGGCAAAACTAGAATGGACTCAGGAGTCTGTTAAGCAAAACCTTTGGAAACCAATACAAAAAGCAATGTTTTCAGAAAGCATGACAAGTAAGCTAGAAAAAAAGCAAGTTTCTGAAGTTTACGATACGTTGTCTAAAAATCTAGCAGAAAAGACAGGAGTAACAACAGATTTTCCTAGCCAATACAAACAGGAGCTTTATGGTGATTCCCTTAATAGCGGCAGCGACTAAAACAGGGCAAGTTTGTTTTGTTACCTCCACAATACAAGCTGTAGAAGTATTAGAAAACCAAGTGATTGTTTATAGCACAACCTTTCCAGAAGGCATAACAATAAAAGAAAGCTATGACTCGTTTGGAGTTCGTTTGCTAAAAGCTTTAACAGAAACAATTGTAATAGAAGATTTAGAAGAAGCTCATGCCGAGCTTCATTAAAGGGAGAGCACGATGGAAGAAAAAAGAAAAGAACTAGAAGTAATGAAACTAAGACTAATTCATGACAGATTAAAGCTTGAACAAGAAAAAGAAAAAGTCAGAGAAGACAGACCAAACATTCACACGCCAATGTGCCTAACACAATATGGAAGTCTGCATTTAGAAGACTGTGAGGGTTGGGGCAAAGTAGAATTAACGGCAGATTTTTTCGACAAACTGGATGAGGTGGTAGCGCTTGATATTGTGACAGATTGGATATTTGAGCTGCAAAATTTAAGACATGACTTGCATGCCAATTTATATCCAGAACTAGCTGACAAACGTGTAGAAATGCTGTTTGACGAAGATTGCAAAAACAATGGAGAGCGTAATGGCGAAACATAAATTAAACACAATACAAAGAATAACCATTACCAAAATGGTAAATTCATTAACCGAAATCCTTGAAAGAATTGCAGAAGAAAGCGACGTTACTTTGCGTGATGTAACCAGGCTAAGACAAATGAAAAGCGACCTTATATCAATAGGAAGGCTAGACACTGGCTTTTGGGTTAACGATGACAATCAGATTTATAGGGATTCACAAATATATTGTTTAGAAGAGAGCGAGCTTGCTTATGAAGTTGCCTACGAAAAAGCGCAAAAAACCAAAAAGCATGGCAAAGGCGGTAAATGAAGCCGCGGAACTTTTACAAAAGCTAGTTAGATTAAAGGCTGCCGACTCCAACGGTTACGTGCAATGCGTAACCTGTGGAGTGCAAAAACCCTGGCAAGAAATGCAAGGAGGGCATTTCATATCCAGGGTAAAGACGGCTCACAAACTCTTAGAAGAAAACATCCACCCGCAATGCGGAAAATGTAACGGATACCTTAGAGGCAATATGGTGGCTTACACTCTTTTTATGGAAGATATGTACGGACGTGAGTTTGTCGAGCATCTACTAGAAACACAAAACCAGACCAAAAAATATACAAAAATAGAGATAGAAGAGATAAAAAACGAGCTAAAAACACAAATTTCTTTATATATTTAACACTTTTAGGTAGCAAAAGCTTTACATTGTTAGTTCTTTACCTGTATGCTTAAACCATAGAAATAATGCTTATCAGGGAGAGAAAGGAAATGATATTAGCAATTAGGGATTTAGGACACTACACAAATGAAACTGATCCAGTTCATTGGGTGTCGGGTAAAGCAATAGCACATCGTACATGTAATTTTTTCCATTGGAGGCGTTTTAAGAGTTTGACTGAGATGGGGATAATTTCGACGGGAAGTAGGGGATTCCCCAACTTCTTATGCACAGATTGGTCAGTAAAGTCTGGAGATTTATTTTTTGTCGCTGACTCAATCGCGGATCTGAGAAATCCAATTCCACAGACGGTCAAGCATTACCAGGCTGAAGTGCTTAGTAATGGAGAGGGGCATCGACCTACCATTCAGTTCAATAAGCTCCACTGGACCCCGGCGGATACCGCTGCTCGAATTGAGGCCCAGGAGGAAGTGTTTAAAAGAATTGATGAAGAAGCGACAAAGGCAATACGGGCGGTGTAACCGCCCCCAACCAGAGAGAGAAAGGAAATGGAATTTGATTTTACTGAAAACGAGAAACTGGCTGCGCTTCACATAGTAGCACACTGTATGTGGGCTATTTGTGCTGACCGTCCAGTAGAGTGTATAGAAGATGGTTCTTCACTAACGAGTGTTTGGGTGCTAATAGACGCTGGTTGGAGCAAGCCTGAAGCTGCCGGAACGTATGGTGCGCTGGTGAAAAAACATTTTATTGAAATGGATAAAGAGTCTACGAATGATTGCTGGTCAGATTATGTTTCTTCAGACGACGGTTTTACTTGGGCAGAGAAGCACTGGGATGAGTTTGAAAAAAACGGCAAGCCAACAAAAGCAGAGGCCGCTTAACGCGGCCCAACCAGGGAGAAAAAACATGGCAACAAGAGCAACTTACCAATTTAATAAAAAAGATTCAGAAGCAGTAACAATTTACCATCACTGGGATGGCTACATTGCTGGAGCTGCTACTCTTTTTATGAATGCAACAAAAAATGGCGAAAAGTTAACAGCTGAGTCATTCTTAAACGCTAACGAAAAAGCAGAGATTACAGAAAGCCACCAAAGCCATGGCGATGCTGAGTACCGTTACACCATCAACGAAAGCACAGGCAATGTACACATAAGCGTACGAGAAGGATGGCAAGACCCTCAATGGTTGCATGTTGCAGTGGTTCATTTTTCAGCGTTTCTTTATGAGGATAACGTAGCAATCATGGAGAAAAGAGAGGCAGAAGCTAGAAAGGAAAGCCAAAAGCCTGGAAAATACAGTGCGACTTTAACCTTTATCGAAGGAAGGCTGGAAAGAGTGAGAAAAAGCTTACAAGCAGACAATAAGCTGTTAAGCATCCAAGTTTGGGACAGTGAAAAGGAGGCAGTGCAATGATAAAAGTAGCCTTTCTAATAATCACTACCTTTGCTATACTGTTTGTAGGGACTTCAGACTTTAAAGAAGAGCAAAAAATGCAAGCGGTTTATATTGATAACGTTTGCAACAAAGTCTGGCCTGATTACAAAGAGCTAAATCCTAGCTGTGAGTGAGGTATACATTGAGAACTGCCGACGTTCAGTTATTAGGAAGATTGATAGCTGGCATCGGCAAGGACTTAGTTATTCACAGATAGCCAAAAAGCTAGGATATTGGCATTACCAGACAATAAACAGGTACCATAGAGTCTATGAAAAATACGGCGAAACAGTCTTTGCACAAGACAAGCGTAAAACAAGAAAAAGTAACAGACCTAAATCCGTACGAAAATAACCCCAGGGTACACACTCCGCAACAAATAGAAATCATAAAGCAATCAATCTTAGACTTTGGATTTACTAACCCCATTCTAATTGACGAAAATAAAACCATAATTGCGGGACACGGCAGACTAGAAGCGGTCAAATCATTAGGCTATGAAAAAGTGCCTTGCATAACGCTAGCCCACAAAGACGGCAGACCTTGGACAGAAGAAGAAAAAATGGCATACGTTATCCTGGATAACAAAGCCGTAGAAGAGAGCGACTGGTCGGAGAAAAAGCTATTACAAGAATTGATTAAGCTTCAGCTATCAGGATTTGATGCTTTAAAAACAGGTTTTAGCTCAGATGAACTTAATAAGCTATTTGATAACGAGCAAAGCAAAGACATTATAGGTGCGGTTCCTTTTTCGGAGGAGCTTGGAGAATCTAACAATTACATAGTTTTATATTTTGACAACGACATTGATTGGCTAAGTGCTAAAACTCATTTCAACCTACAAACAGTATCAAGCAAAAGAGCTAACGGAAAACCCTGGAGCAAAGGAATTGGCAGAGTTATAAACGGAGGAAAATACCTTACAGAGCTAAACAGTTGAAAGTATTAGTGCCTAGTTATGGGCGGCCAGGCTTAGCCACAACAATGGAAGCAATAGAGTGTGCCACAATAGTAGTCCCAGAAAAACAAAAGCAAGAATACGAAAAAGCCTACCCTAAAAGAGTAACAGCAATACCTAATAACCAAGACGGAAACATCTCAAAAAAAAGAAACGCATGCCTTAATCTTGCAAAAGAAGGCGAATTGCTTTGGATAATAGACGATGACCTTATAAGCGCAAAAATCATAAAAGGCACAGAAATAACAAACATAGATGAGTTACTAGAAGCGCACTATCAATTAATGGAAAGCTGCAAGGCTGATTTTGGAGGATTTGCTATAACCAATGATCCAGGAAAATACAGAGAATACATGCCATTTAGTCTTTATAAGCCGAGTTATGGTGCTGTATGCATAAGGAATATTAAAAAAATACGTTATGACGTAGAGCTTACCAGATATGAAGACTCAGACTATTTTATGCAAGTGCTTAAAAACAAAGGGAAAATATTACGAGACAATAGGATATTTTTAAAATTTCAGTGCAATGCAGATGTATCAAAGATAAAACAACAAGGCGGCATAGCAGGAAACGAACAAGCCCACAAGGTCGCTTTAGACAAGCTGGTTTATAAATGGGGTAGCTATATAAAAATCAAAAACGGCAAGATGAGCGGAGTTAAGACTCCACGTGGTTAAAAATGAAAATTATATCACCTAGCTACAAAAGGGCAGAAGCAGTAAAGACTCACAATCTTATTGAAGACGTAACGTATGCAGTGCATGAGTTTGAAGCAGAAAAATATAAAAAAGAAGGGCACCAGGTTATAACTTTGCCAGATTCAACAAAAGGAAACATACCTAATGTAAGGAACTGGTTAATAGAGCAAGAATACAGCGATACAATTATTTTTATAGATGATGACATAGAGTCATTTAATTATTGGCAAATGCAAAACCAAGAAAAATTATCAGGCAAAAAACTAACAAACCATATAGAAAGCATGTTAGACCTTGCCAAAAGCTGGGGCGTTAGCTTGTTTGGCGTTAACCCCGCTGCAGACAAAGGCTCGTATAGAGAATACACGCCATTTAGCACCACATGTTACATATCTAGCTCATTCCAGGGTTTGATTAAATGCAAACACAGATATGATCCAAAGCTGCCGCTAAAAGAAGACTATGACCTTTGTATACAGGTCTGCAATAAAGAACGAAAAATACTTAGATTTAACCAATATTCATTAACAAAAAAAGACCATGGCAATATGGGTGGCTGTGCAGATTATCGAACTATTGAAAGAGAAAAAGAGCAATTTCACTTATTACAAAACAAATGGGGTAGCAAAATCGTACAAGAAGATAAATATAGCAAGCAAAAATATGATATAAACCCGATAATTAAGATACCAATTGCTGGCGTATGAAAATAGGAAGACAAGGCGAAGGTGGCGGCAGACCACCTAAGACATTAGATGAACAACAAATCATAGAATTAGCGGCGCTTTCAGCAGTATTAACTAAAGGGCAAGTAGCTGATTATTTTGGAATAAGCGAAAAAACATTACGAGCCATAGAAGAAAGACAGCCGGAAGTTTCTACCGCTTATAAAAAAGGGAAAGCAAAACAAATAGCAAGCATGGGTTCTAACCTAATACAGCTAGCTAAATCAGGTAATGTTACGGCAAATATATTTTACCTAAAAACGCAAGCTGGATGGAAAGAGACAGAAGCCGACCCTGTTGAAATACCCCCTATTAATATAACCGTAGACCCTAATGCACTTAACGCTGCCGCAGAGTGAGATATTCTGCCACGAAGCAAGATTCCGCACAGTTGTAGCGGGGAGAAGATTTGGCAAAACCTTTCTTGCAGTAGGCTCTATACTCCAAGCGGCAGCTTCTGATGCTAACAAAAATGTTTGGTATATCGCTCCTACGTATGGGGCTGCAAAAGAAATCGCATGGCAAATGCTTTTAGATTCTATCCCCCAGGAATGGATAGCAAAAAGCCATGAAACAGGATTAAGCTTAAAATTGCTCAATGGCTCAACAATAGCTCTAAAGGGAGCAGAAAAGCCAAACAATTTGCGAGGAAGGGCATTGGACTTTGTGGTGCTAGATGAGTTTGCCGACATGAGGCCAGAAACCTGGTACGAAGTAATCCGACCTAGCCTATCAGATAGAGAAGGATCTGCTATATTTATTGGAACCCCTAAAGGCAGAAATCACTTTTACGACTTATGGACAAAAGGAGCAGACAGAAACGAAGGCTGGGCTTCTTTTCAATACACCACCCTAGATGGTGGAAATGTACCAGAAACAGAAATAAATCAAGCCAGGGAAGATTTAGACGAAAGAACATTTAACCAAGAATACGACGCAAAGTTTGTTAATTATTCTGGCATTATTTATTACTCATTCAACAGAGAACAAAACGTAATTGAGCCGAAGCAAATAAAAGCAGATGCTATATACATAGGAATGGACTTTAACATCGACCCAATGTGTGCAGTCGTTTCAGTAAGAGACGGAAAAAACATAGAAATCCTGGACGAAATAGTAATGTACGGCTCTAGCACAGATGAGATGGTAGACGAAATTAAAGCGCGCTATCCTAAAAAGCATGCTATTATTTACCCAGACCCAGCGAGTCGACAAAGAAAAACCTCTGCTGCGGGGCGTACTGATTTGTCTATTTTGCAAAATGCGGGCTTTGAAGTAAGAGTCAGAAGCAAGCATTCAGCAGTGAGAGACAGGATCAACGCGGTGAACTCTAAGCTATGCTCGTCTAAAGGAGAGCGTGGCTTGTTTGTTAGTACCAAATGCAAAAGAACTATTGCATCCCTGGAAAGACAAACTTATAAAGAAGGGACGAGCCAACCCGACAAGGAAGGAGGACACGACCACATGAACGATGCTCTGGGCTACCTTGTCGATTATCTCTACCCCATTAGAAAACAATTCGAGGCTCAAGAGCCTACACGATGGACTTAAGATATGGACACAAAACTTGAATATGAACACCCAGACTATCAAGCCAATAAGTATCGCTGGGAGTTCTTTTTGCGTAGCTACATGGGTGGAGAAGATTACCAAGACGGATCTTATCTCACCGCATACACTAACGAACACAAAGACGATTACAGTAGACGAATTAAGCTCACGCCATTAGATAACCACTGCAAGAACATAGTCCACATATATTCTAGCTTTCTGTGGCGTGTGCCGCCGATTAGAAACTTTAACTCATTAGCTGGCAATCCAGCGCTTGAGTCATTTATGGAAGATGCTGACCTAGATGGTCAGAGCTTCAATTCATTTATGCGTGAAGCTCAAATCTGGTCTAGTGTCTACGGACATGTCTGGTTAATGATGGACAAGCCAAAGTCAACAGCGGGGACTAGGGCAGAAGAGCTAGAGCAAGAGATTAGACCATACATTACTCTTTTCACACCAGAAAACGTTTTTGACTGGAAGTGGCAAAGACACGAAAGCGGAAGATTTAGACTCTCTTACCTTAAAGTTAGGGAATCGGTTGAAAGAATAGATGACACCACCACAGTCGAATATTTCCGAATATGGACTAAAGACTTAATTGAATATTACCGATATGACGGAGATACAGCCGAAAAACTAGACGAGGCTGAAAACCCGCTAGGGCTTATCCCAGCAACATACTTACCAGCGGCTCGTTCGGTTGTTCGAGGCATTGGGCTTTCTGATTTATCCGATATTGCCTATATGCAAAAAGCCATCTATTCAGAGCTTTCAGAAATAGAGCAGCTAATTAGAATCTCTAACCATCCTACATTGGTAAAAACCTTTGACACAGATGCAACTGCGGGAGCTGGCTCGATAATTAATATGCCGGAAGATATCGAGCCAAGTTTAAGACCGTATCAGATGCAGCCCAGCGGACAAAACCTAGATGCTATAAGAAACTCAATTACTGACAAAGTGAACGCCATCAACCGTATGGCTCACATGGGTGC